AATAAACCATTCCAATTATTATTGTGTACCATCCAAAACATATCAGCAACTCCAGCCTTTGCACCTTCCATTTTTAGTTTGATTGCTACAAGCCTGTGTCTTGCACCTCCGTTAGGTATTGCAAAATAATAAAAGTCTTGTGTAAAATCTAACCATTTACAAATGGCAACTTGTAATTTATGCTCATGCTCATTTCTCATCAATCTCTAATTTTAATTTAGCAAACCGATCTGCAGTAATTTTATTCCATTTCCTTCGCATTAAAAATGCTTCAATCCTGTCGCTTACTGCTCCAAGTAAATTATAGTGATGACCATTGTTTCCATAATAGGAAACCTTTAAGTCATTGTAATCTACAACACATATTTCGCCATCGAGTTGGTAGTGCATCAATTTAATTTTCTTTGTCATAATTTTGTTTTGTTAAGCTATACCTTTATTTTTTTTGTGATTTTATTAAGCTATACCTTTGCTTTTTTTGTGGGTTAATTATACCTTAAAGCATATAATATCAGTAGTATTAATGCCAAAAAGTGCATTATAATGAACAATTAGTGTGCAAATTATATGATATATGACACATTAATATCAAAAGTGGAATCGGCTATGTTACGAAGTTCTGTCACAAATATACACCTATATATGTTACGAAGTTCTGTCACAAATCTACCCTAACTTTGTTACAATAAATGTCGGATATATTCCTCATTATGTAGCAAGACCACAATTACTGATGGATTTTCCCGACAAATCCTTAATCGAGCATCATAGAAATAATACTTCGACTTACTTGGTCTTCAATATTCTTGCAACCTCTTTCATAAGCAACCGCAATCTCTGCATCTGTAAACAAAAATGGATTGTAATGCCCATTGCTATTTAATATGACTGCTTGATAAGTTTCATTTGCTCCTGCTTTTTTGCCCTGATTCTTAACCTTGACAATTTTACCTACTCTTGTTTTAATCATTTTATTTATTGTTTTATGTTATGTAAATATTCGCTAATCACTTCAGCCTCATCGATAATCCAATGCTCAAACTGAGTTTCAGTAAACGTTGCTCCAACCAATAAAGTTTTAAGCGCCTGGAAGTAATCATCCAAGCCAACATCGATATGGTCAAACTCAACCGAAATAATTTTGCCATCAGTTTCCAGGCTTAACTTTGTTTTTTTAGTTATCATTGCTATTATATTTTAATCTTCCGTGACTTGTGTATAACCTTAAATCTATCGTATCCGTGTAAATGTCCTCAGATTCGGAAATTCCGAATGAGTACTTTGGCTCTGATTTTTTTTGTATTGTCTGATAATTTTTAATCGCACAATAATAAGCATAGCAAATTAATGCCAGCGCAGTTCCGTAAATTAGTTTTCTTTTCATTTTATATAGTTTAAAATATGTACAATTACATCTACCGTCCAACCATTCCCAAGCATTTTATATCGTTGTGAATCTGAAACGTGAGCTGTATAATTTTCATTAACCGTTTGAAGTCTTTCACATTCAATTGGAGTAAGTCTTCTTATGGTAGAATTATCTAATTTTGCCAATGCACAACCACTAATATCACTACCACTTCCTCCTCCTTTTGTTGCTAAGGTACCTGACTTCCCATTTTCTCTCCATATAAAACCTTCATCATATCTAAAATCTCCACCTAAAATTTTTTGATTATCAACAATATGAGTTTGACATGATGCATTAACCCTTGTTGAAATGGTAATTGATTTATCAATATGAATTGATTGATTATAAGAATCTATTAAAGTCCCATGTTTTAAATCATTCTGATGTTTAGAAATTGTTTGATTAAGTCTTTTATTATTAAAAACCATATTATTAATAGAAATATCAACAATTAATTGATTATCTCTACCTTGTTTAAAATAACCAGCTGCTAAACATAAACTTTTACCATTATCATTTAAACTTCTTTCAGAATTATTATAAGAACTAATTCTATCAACTCCTTTTTCAGTTAAAAAATATTTATCTGATACGTTCTGTTCTAATATATCTTTAAGTAAAATACCTTTATCTTTTGGTTGATCAATAATAGAATCTAAATCTCCAAATAATCCTTGTGGTTCTAAACCGATATTAGTCCAGTACAAACGTTGTCTATTTTGAGCAGATAATAAAGCTGAATTAATCATTATTGGTTTAACTCCTATCGCTTTAGATAAAACTTTTTCCCATTTTTCTCCCATCATTACATTTTCAAGAAGAAAATATTTTGGTTTTACTTCATTTAACAATCTCATATATTCCCAAAATAAATATGATTGACCTTCAAACTCAAATCCTTCAGACTTTAATTCCAGATAATGATTGAGTGTTAAAATCTCTTGCTCATCTTTTGTACTCATTCCTTTACGTTTACCAGCAAAAGAAAATGATTGACAAGGACTACCTCCAATAAGAATACTAATTTTAGGCAAAGAATACCCATCTACATTTACAACACTTCCAAGCTGCTTAGTATTTGGATAATTTGCCATTGTAACTTGAATAGCATATTTATCAATTTCAGAGGCAAAATAATTATCTACTTTAATACCCGCTCTTTCAAGTGCTTGTTGTCCACAAGACATTCCATCAAATAGGCTTAACACATTCATAAATTATTAGGTTTAATAGTTCCATCATTATCAATATAGCAATCAAATGTAACTAAACTATTTACAAATTTAATATATCCTTGTGTTTTGCAATATAGTTTACGTTCTTCGATATCCTGAATGGTAGAATACTTTTCCCACAATTCAAGTCTTTCTTCTTTTGATATGGTCGGAATCTTAAATTGTTCCAGGTAATCAAATAGAACTGAAAGACCTCCAGCAATAAATGTAAACTTTTTATCGTTCTTCTCGCAGTGTCTTATCTGATTTGCATACTCATTAGCCGTATCAATTGCTTGCTTCATTAATTCTTGATCACTTGGTTTTTCTTTCACTTGTTGTATGGGTTTAGGTAGGTTTTTAATTTCTTGTCTTGCATACTCCAAGTAAGCGTTCATAATTCTTCCAAAATATTCGCATGAGAAATTCTCATAGCATTTAGAATCTATATTTAACTTGCCAGCGACTGCCATTTCAAAAGCAATCTTAATTTCTTCTGGTGTTTGATTACCAAAGTTAGATCTAACAAAATTAGTTAGTACAAACTTTTCTTCTTCTGTTGGTAGATTGTTGCCTCGTAAGCCAACCAAAAGCATAGAGTAGCGTAATACCTCCTTTATGTCTTCTTCATTCCTTATACGCAAACTATTAGTACTCTGTGCCTGTTGTATTGCTATTGCATTACCACTTCCTAAGTGCTTCCATTCTTGCTGCACTTGTACCAAGTTTTGGCTCATTGTTTGAATTTCCATTGTTGTTAAATTTGGTTTTGTTTGATAACCATGTTTTTACTCTGCGACTAATTTCAAAAAACTTTTGACATTCCCATCTTTCTTTACCTTGAATATTTTGTTCAGTCCAATAATAAAAAAAGTCTTCAACTTCACTTCCAAGTTCTTCTTTAAAAGGTAAAACCATTTCAGCAAAACTTGCTTTTACTATTCTTTCTTTATTATTAGTATAGTTATTATCTTCTTGTTTACTATAATCTTTATTACTAATATTTGATTGTTTTCCTATATTAGGATTTTCCTCATTAGGTTTTCCTGTTATTAGGTTTTCCTCAATAGGAATTTCATATAAAAGGTAATCAACAACCCAAAAACCTTTATTATTTTGATATCTATTTCTTGCTAAATATCCAAAATTTTCTAATTCTTTTAAGGCAGAAATTACACTTGGCAAACCTTCCTTTACTTGTTTAGAAATACGTTCAGCAGAGAACTCCCAGTTGTCAGGCTTTGATTGAATATAGGCATACATTCCTTTTGCCTTAAAAGAAATATGAATGCTATTCAGTAAATCATTAGGTATTGTTCCGTACCTATTTTTAATAATTAATTTTCCCATTTTTTTAAATTAAAAAAGCCACCAAATAAATCCATCGGTTCTCACTTCGATTTCATTAGATGATGGCATTTTAAGACCTTTGATACTATATTGTGAGAACGTATCTGTTTACAAATATAATATATTTAAACTGATTTGCACAATCTTTTAGTAAAATATCCTGCATAAATTGGATGATCTAATTCAAACATTCTTGCATAATCAGATGTGTAGTTATTATTTAATTTGTACTGGTCATTACCAGAAACCATTGTTTGCCATCTAATGACCTCAAAGATTTGTTTAGATCCTAATCTAACGTATCCGCGATTGATTAACTGAAATGCTAATCTTTTAAACTCCACATATATCTGTGGGTTATCTTGATGGTAATGCTTGAAGCTTGTTTTCATTTTTTTGTTTTTTAGGTATTAAGTAAAGTTTTTTTCTGTCCAATTCTAACTGCTTAGTTAGATGTGCTTGCCATTGATTAAAGGTTAAGTCTTTCATTGATTATAAAGTTTAGTTATAAGGTCAACAACTATGGCAAAAATCCAACAACATATAATTCCAACTATTCCAACAAATGTTAGAAATTCAGATGTTTTATCCGAATGCAACCTTCTTCCTTGATTCCTCATTTTCTTCTATTAGTTTACGTTTAACTGATACCCATTCTGTGATGACTTCTGTTTCGTGCATTGAAAAGTAATCCTTATGCTTATGCTCGAATTTATTGATAATGCCTGTAACATTGTCAATCGTATATTCCCTGGCAGAAAAAGGGATAATACCCTTTTCCTTCAAATTATTTGCTACCATTTCGTATGCTTGTCTTTTTTTAAATTGCTTCATTTTTAATTTTTATTTAATTCAATTTCCATTTCTTCTGTGATGATTAGGTCTTCACCATATTCATCTAATCTGCTCCAGCGACTTTTTGCTTTTAAGTATGGTTCAATTTCATCTTCTGAAAATGTTCTTCTTTCGCAGTACCTTGAATTGTCTAACAAATCAAACCACCTAAATAAATATGTTTTCTTTTCCATGATTAAAAAGGTAAGTCATCTTTAATTGGCTCAGCTGGTTGTGTCTTGTAGGTCATTGCTCCAGATCCACTTGTTTTTGCTTCCCATGTATCTAATTCAACGTAGTACTTCCCGTTTTGTGCTTGATTAATCTTTAAATTAACCCATCCGTTCTTTGAGTTTGCTGAAATAAACTCTGCTGCATCTTTTGAGTTAAGGGATAAATTCCCGATAACAAATGTTGGTGCATTTTCATTTCTTTTGAAGATAAACCCTTTTGCAAATACTTTTTCTGTCTTTTCCATTTTTATTTATTTGATTGTGAAACTTAATTTTTTAGTCGTTAGTAATGGCAATATACCTGCATTTGATTTAATGTCAGCTAAATAATCATTGTAGAATGATACGCACCCTTCGATTGAATCAAGGCTATCTATAATTGTTTTATAATATTGCAACGGCTTAGATTCTATTTGAAAGGTCTTAGCCTCCACTTGAGTACCACAAGCATCTAAATCTTTGTCGGTAATTAACCCAAGCATTGAAGACAAAGAATACCTACGGTAATAAGTAACTCCAGAACCATAGGATTGATATTCATTCATTGCTCCTAATTTAACTTTTGGAATGCTTGTAAACGATTCCAAAGATTCGCCTGATTCGACATGAAATAAAATGGTTTTGATGCCTTCATTCTCAAGCAATTGGCTAAAGCATAACCCATTCTTTTTAAGCAATGGATTAATAACTGAAAAGATTTGTGGTAAATCGGCATAAGTGTAGTTATGTCCTTTAGTGTCTTTGTGAATTACTGGACATTCACTTTGGAAATTGGATAATGATTTAATTAGGTTTTTCATTAGTCTAAGATTAGTTGTTTAAAATTTGATTTGTATTCTCTTTCCTCTTTGGCAACCCTTGCCCAAAAGTCGTAATTGTTTTGGCAGTACCATGTGCAGAAATAAAAACCTGCCTCATCTTGAAATTTTGCTTTGTAAGTTTTCATAGTCCTAAAATGATTGGGATAATGTGAACATATGAAATATATGCAAAAATTGTAATTGCAATACCAAGAAACAAACCTTCTTTGTCTTCTTGATAAAAATCTTTGATGTACTCAATAATTTTTTTCATGTTAAATATTTTTTATAGTGTATCCTAAATAAATGTACCAATTGATTTTTTTTTGTAAAATTTCATCATTAAATTCTGATTCTGGAATTAAGATGGTAACCCATTCTGCTGTCCAATCTTTTTTGAAAATTTGAAATGCTTGGACTAAATTTTTTGAATTTTTCATTGTGTTATTGTTTAAGTGTTTACAAATATAAATATAATTATTAAATAAAAAAACTTTTAATAAAATTATTTTAATTATTTATTAGACATAAAAAATCCCCATTAATAAAATCAATGGGGAAATTGTACCAAACTTAAACCCTATTTAACTATGAAAAAACAAATCTAAACAATTTTTCCATCTCTTATCTGAATATTTTTAACATTTGATTTCCCGTTCTCTATTTCAACAACTGCAAACCCGTGATTATGCATTGAAAAAGGCATATACTTTGGACTTAATACCGTTAAGCATCCAATAGAATATGTATTAATAAATTCTTTAAAGCCTGTTTTCTTTTGTGTATTGCTGGTCCTATGAACATGACCAATCAATGTATTGCAGATTGTTTTATTAAATAAGTTTTGGCTTGGATTAACTCCGCCACCGCCATACAACTCATGCCCATGCAATACCAATAGATCACCCATTTCCATACCCCTCCATTCATCTACCATTATAATTCCTAACTTATCTAATCTAAAAAAGATGTCAAATTGCAAATCATGTAATTGAGCAAATTCCTCTGCATCATTGTTTAAAGCTCTTGCGTATCTATTCTCATGATTTCCTAATTTATAATAAATAGGTATGTCCCTGAATATATCTCTAAGCCTTTGCAGAAATTCTCTATTCATTTCTACCTCTTTTTTAAAGTCCCTTTTGTCGGGGTCTTTCTCATGCCTACTTATTGCGTAGAAATCAAAAACGTCCCCCAGCAAATAAAGGCAGTCAATTTTTTGATCCTTTAAATGTTTAATTGCACAGGTAAGTGCGCCTAAATCATGATAAGGAAAATGAATATCAGACATGATACCAATCTTCTTTAAATGACTTGGTAGTTTTGCCGATGTATATTCTTCGCCTAAACTTGCTTCAATACCAAAGTTATCTAATGTATCAAGATTATAATTAACAATGACAGGCGGAATTTCTTGGTTAATTGCTTGATTAGATCGTGTGCTTGTTAATATACCATGTTGTTGCATCAACTTTCTTAAACTATTCCAAGATTTATACCCATACATTTCATGAAAAGTATGATAAAAATCTTTATTCGACATATTGGTAGAATAAAAATGCTCTCTAATCTTTGTTAACTTATCTGTTTGATTCATATTCTTCCATTATAACATCGACAAGAAATTCAATGTTGTTTAAAACTTTCATGCGTAGTGCAAAGCCAGCATCATCAATGTATTGGATATTTTCCATTACATCCATCATTGTTTCCAATAAATCGTTTGCTTTGCTTTTTTTGTACTCTATCTGCTCAATAATTTTGTTTGGCATTAATAGATGAATTTAAAATATACCCAAACCAATATTAAAACACCTTGAATTATAATTGTTAAAATTGCCCAAGTTGGAACAACTTCCCTAACTATTCTTTCAAAGGTCAAATGCTGACTATCTCTTAATCTTGATTCGAATTGTTTTTCGTATATATTCTTGATTGAATCTATATCGATTGTGGCTTTGATAGTTCCCTTGTAAGACCTTATTATTATGCGACCTTGTGGAATGGTTATCTTACTATAAAATCGTGTCAGAATGCCCGAAGAATCGCAAGGATTCTCAATGGTTAAGGTGTCGTGTACCGAATTAAAAACATGAATTATTTTTTCAGTTTTAAAAGTATCTATTTTTATTATAGATTTTTGCGTTTCAACTTTGCTTGTCTTACAAGAAACAATGGCAAAAAGTATAAACAAAAATGTTAACTTTTTTATGCTAAATAATAATAAGTAACTCGGCAAATTCACGAATTGGGATATTTTATTTTCCATAATATGTCAAATTTTATAGTTTAATTTTTATGAGAAATAAAGTTTAGATTCAGCTTGTCTTCGTAATGTTAAACCTTTTACTGCAACTCCCCTAACTTTATTCCAAATTAAAAATTGACTTTCTATGAATTTGTCGTTAGGATCTGCATTGACTTTTTTTAATAAAGTGCTTTTCTTTAATGCACCTGTACCTACATTATAGGCAAAAGAAACTAAAGCATCAAATTGATTTTGGGTAATATCATCCCTTGTAAAAGAATCAACAGAACTTTCATAATGCTTTAATACATTTAGAAATATTTCCGTTGCCCTTGCTGGACTAATCTCAGGGTCTGTCATCTTTACCTTTGTACCATCTTCATAATAGGTACATCCGATAGATATGGTAGCAATGCCAGCAGGACATTTATAAGGCTTTAATCTAACACCCTCAAATCTTTTTATTAGATCTAACCCGTTTTGGCTTATCTTCATCAAGCTTGGTTCTTAACTCTATGTTTTCAGTCCTTAAATTATGAATTTCGGTAGTCAAGGTTTCAACCTTTATTTTTAAATCGGCAACTTCTTG